AGTTCCGGTTGCAGTATGCCTTCCATGATTAGGCCGTGAAGAATCCGACAGCCATGACGGCAAGCCCTGCGCCGGTCGTGATCTTCCACGGGCCGGTAGTCGCAGCGGCGTTGATCTCAAGGCTGTAGACGCCCACCGGGGTGTTGGCAGCCATCGTCAGGACGGTCGTGCTGCCGTCAATGACGCTTAACGTGCTGGTGCCAGTCGTCGTGACCGTCACCACAATGCGGTGGAGGTAATCGCCTACGGCACCTGTGCCACCGAGTACCTGTGCGGTCTGCGAGGCGGCGACTGTTTCATAGGGGTAACGATTAGGGCTGACAATGCTCATATCCTTGCTCTCCTGCTAACGGTACGGTCGTGAACCGACCACATGTCGTTCAACGTGACTGTGTTCTCCGGCCCCACCATCAGCGGCTTGACCTCTGGCGCTGGGGGCTTGTCAGCGACTTCAGACCATGATACCGCAACCATACGGAAAGCGTCACTAGGGTGTGACGTCCAATCGTGGCGCGGGGATTGCCGGTACGCTTTCTTGTCTTCGTCGTATTCGCGTTGGTACTGCCGCAGCGCCTCAATGCCATCACTGCATTTGGTTGCGTCAAACCACACCCGGGGCAGCATCATGCGTACCGCTTGGATGCCCGACTGCACGCCAATGTCAGGGACAACAGCCAGTTTGCCAATGTCGAGTTGTGCGGCCAATTGCTCAATGATGCTCTTGCCCGTTTGTAGGCTCTTGGCCCGAGCATCGTGCGGCAGGTAGTGCTTGGCGTAGCGGTAGGGCTTCTTCGTCACGACGTCCGCAATGGTATGGATGTCCTCGCCCGATACGGCATAGAAGTCAATCACGCGGATTTCGCCACGAGTGACTTGGTAGAACCATATTGCCGTGTCGTCACGCCACCCCAAGTCCCATGCGGTGTATACGGGCATACCGGGGTCATACGGCACGTTGGTGATGCGGCCTTGGTCGTTAGCCTCGCGCATCTCCTTGCCGTAAAAAGCGCCGAGAATCGCAGCCTCAAAACTGCACTCGTACTCCTGTAGGTACTGATCCTCGGCCAACTGCGCCCGTGCTGCGGCTAATTCGCCAGCGGGCAACAACCCCGACGATGAAGCGGGGAGGCGCAACAGGAACCATTCATCCGGCAGGCGCTTTGCTGTCTCGTAAATTTCCCAAAACTGGTTCTTGCCCTTCGGTGTACCGCCAAATACAGCCCAACCTTGCTTGTCTGACAGCGCCGGGCGTATGACGTTGCCGAATACACTGGGCTTAAAGTCACCGAATTCGTCCATGTATACGCCCGAGAACCCCAGTCCGCGCATATTGTCTGCGGTTTCGGCCCCGTACAGCCGTATCTGGCTGCCGTTGATGAGGGTTATGGTCAGTTCCTGCTCGTTGACCGATTGAGTTATAGGGTGTGCGCCGTCCTTAAAATACTGCCAAGCAATTGCCTTGGCCTGCGACCTGTACGGACTGACATATCCGAACAGCCCGTAAGGCCCTTGGTACATCGCAGCAGCGCGAATCATGTCGTTGACGGCGGCGACGGTCTTACCTGCGCGTCTGTGCGCTACGAGGCAAGCCCAGCGTTTAGTGCGCTCATGGAACGGCATGAACGCCTTTCGCGGTGCGTAGGGGAGGATTATTCGGGTGCCATCCATCCGATCTGTACCTTGACCGGGCCGTTGTCCTTGCCTGTGATCTCTTGGCGGGCGAGTTTGGGAACGTGGTACTCCAGCAGGGTGCTAAAGCACTCAAAGGCAGCCTGTGGCCCCTTCTCCGCTGCGATCTCGTCTAGCCACCCTTGGAGGCGGTCTGCATTGCCGTCCACAAACGCTGCAATGGCTTCTCTGGCGGCCTGAGTGGACTTATTGGGCAAACCCTTTGGTCTACCCGGCCCGCCTTTCTGCCCCTTTTTAAAAGCACCTGCGTTCATTTGCGGTTAATTAGTTCGTTTACGGGTACGTCATACGATTTGAACGGGTAAGTTTGGCGGCGTTGCTCCTTGGTCATACCAAGTCTTGCCTGAACTGCCCTTGCTTCGGCCTCACCGGCTAACCGTTTGTACTGCTCTCTCGGATTAGCCTCTAACTCCATCTGTTTTAATTTGTTTAGCAACGCTTTGATTTCTGGGTCATTCAACGTTTCTGGCTTTCCGCGCTCAAACCCGCTGAAAAGGAATTCACTATCCTTGTGCCGACTTGCAGCCTTACTTGCAATTTTCTCTCTGATCCAATTCATCGTTCCTTCCCGCTGTTCTCGGGAAACAATCGGGAATTGATCGGGATTACCACCACGGGCAAACTCTTCCTTCGCTTGCACGGCGTGTTGGAGTTCATGTGCCAGTACGGATTTAATTTCGGGTCGGTTTCGCCCTGACACCCCAATTTCGGGGTCTAGTCCAACACTTCCGTATTCAGCCGGTACTCTTGCTTGGAAATACCCAGTTTCAGGTACATCGGGCTTTACGCGCATCGTCGTAAGCGTTTCCTCCATAATGTCAGGGTATGCAGCCCGCATTGATGGATGAAATACTGCTTCCTCAACGTTCCATGCGCGTGATCGCCCTCCCGGCAACCCGAATCCGGGCTTAAACGCCATTTCGTCTGGGATTTCTTGTCGCAGTTGATCGTCAGTACCGCGATAAGTTCCCGTCTCACGCCAAATGGTTTCTGGGTCTGCCCCTGCGGCTTCCATTTCCTCGGCTCGTTTGGCGGCAGCAGCATCCCATGTTTTTGCAGATTTCCCAATAAAGATTTTCTGCATCGTCGGATCGTATTGTTTCAACGCTCCAACCAATTTGCCTAACGGCACAGCAGACGCAGCAGCCATCGCCATGCCAGCCTCGTCATCGGCTCGGCGGGCGCGTTCAAAGTCACGGGCAGCGAGGGCTTGGCCTACACCCGGCACTATGCTTGCGCCCATTTCCACAGCCATGTCCACAGCGTCAGAATCTTGCGGCTGGTCAAGGCTAACCATGCGCTCATAACGGCGTTTTAGGTCGGCCTTGTCCCCAAGGTATTGGAGGGCTGCGGCGACTTGTTCGCGGCGCATCGGCATTACTTGTTCCTGCTGCTAATGGCCCGTGCCTTGGCCTTTGCGTCCTCCTTGCTGGACGCGCCCCACGCCTTCAGCGCAAGGGCTAGGCGAGTAGGCTCGCCGTTCTTCGCCATCGGCCCCGGCATATTGCCCATACGGGCCAAGAAAGAGGCTCGGCGTGGGTTGTCGCCTGACTTTACCGGCGGCTTCAGCGTCCCTCCTGTTTCGGCCTTGTACGAGGCACGGCCCTTGGCGTTCAACCCGCCTTTTGGGTTCTTGCCCTCGCTACGAGTCCACGCGGCTGTCATTTGTTCTCTTTCTTGGCCGTCTTGGCGCTCTCACGGAACGCCTTGGCTGTCGGTGCGCCGGGTTGGCCGGGCTTACGCATACGCTCGCCACTGCCCGCCTTAATGCGCTCTTGTTTAGCGAGAATATTGGCGTAAAGACCGGGTTTGTTCACTTGAACCGCTCCAATTTGTACAGAAGGGAGGCGATCTCGCCCACGATCTCGTCAATGATGTTCTGCAAATCGGTGTCTCCAGGCAGGTCTTTGCGGATGCCCTTGACGAACGTCAGCAGGCTGTTAGCGTACTTGGCCGCATCGGTCTGTACCTTAAACCCTTCGGGGTAATCGGCCAGCGGGATGATCCCGTAGTGGCCTTGATAGGCTTCCGCGTACTTGTCAGCCAAGTCCACGATGTTCTGATAGTAATGCCCAAGTGCCTTGTGACCGGCAAAACTGGCCGTCTGCAAATGAAGGAAGTGCGTCGCGGTGGCTGAATGCAGCAAAACACCTACAAATTCAGCGGCGTCTTTGTGGCTCATTGCGGCGTTAGCCTCAAGGTGGGCAGGATTATTGCAGTCGTAGCATCCCCTACCGCGTATCGCTCTGTCAATACTCGCTCGGGCGGGTATACGAGGATGCGCTTGGACAGGTCAAACTGCATAGCGTTCCATACCCCCTTCTCGACACCCTCAAAGTCGTCAAGCGTGATAATCGTGTCGGGGGTACAGAGCCGCGTCAGGTGTTCCCGATCATCCGCCTGTAGCCGCCCGTCAAGGTGCAGCAGGTCAATCTTGCCGTCTAGTTTGGCAAGCATCTCGGTGCTGCTGCTGTGGTACTGGGTGATCTTAGTTGCAATCGGGAGTTTGAAATCGTGGGTCATGTCGCAGGTATGGACGTCAGCACCCAGCCGCGACAGCACAAACGTCGATTTGCCAATGTACGTGCCGACCTCGGCCACGGTCTTGGGTCGGAAGTAGCGTATAACCGCCCATAAGGCCATTAGGGAGGCGTGGTTGGTACTCCCAGTACGTCGGGCAGGGTCTAACTTCTCAAGGTCTTCGATAACGTGCCACGGCAGGTCGGGCAAATCGGCAAAAAGGGTGTCCCAGATAGCCCGTGAAAGTCGCCTTCGGTTCAAGTTCAGCATATAGTTTCCCTATGTTTGTATTTTTTCATGTAGGCGAGGACATCGCCCAGCCCACCGCGATGGTGTTTTCCATCCGCGCCCGCAACCCCGACGCGACCATTATTCAGGTCACAGACGACAAGACGCCAGCCGTACCCGGTGTCTCGCGGGTATTTGTGACGCAAGGCAATCGGCAGTACCTGATGCAATGGCGTACCAATGCTTTTGCGGAATTGGGGCTGACCGAACCTGCTATGTACATGGATACCGACATGATCGTGCAACACCCCATCGACCCTGCCGCGCTGCTTCGCGGAACCGTTGCGATGACCCGGCGTGACTTTAACCGTGAGGCGATCTTCAACATCCGCCAACGCGGTCAGGATTACTCGGAGTACGAGGGAAAGACGCTGGATGAGGTGTATCCGTTCGTCGGTTGTTGCACGATCACGGCGGATTGGGGCATTTGGGCTGACCTTGCCGAAATGTACAACGTCCTGCCCGACAAGTTTCGGGTCTGGTACGGCGACCAAGAGGTTTTGCGAGAGTACGCCAAACGTGCCGCCGTCCAGTATCTGCAAGAATCGCACTACGCCTGCCTGCCCGAATATCTTGCCCAGCACCCAGACCCGGCCATCGTCCACTACAAGGGTCACCGCAAACTGCTCATGTTTAGCGATACTGCTCGGGCTTGATCGCGGCTAGATACCGTTCCATCAATTCCCTGACGGTTTCCTCGGGGTCACGGGCTACGTAAAACTCTTGTCGTGGCTCAAAAATGGCAGCAAACCGCTCTTGGCTAGGACGTAGTTTCCCCTTCTCGACCTTGATTTCCACCCAGCATATCCACGGTGTCCCGTCCGGTAAGTCTCGCACCACGAGCCGATCCGGTACGCCGCCGTTTGAGGCGTAGTCGAGAACGACGAACCCGGCGGCTGTCAACGCCTGACCGATTAGACCGTCGTTCGCGTCCCGCCTCGCTCGGTATCTCATCCCGTGCCTCGTTGATGCAGCGAATCAGCCATATCTGCCACCACACCCTTGTGCGTTTGTTTAGCCCTTTCACGCAGTCGCACCAATCCTTTTTCACTGAACAACCAACGCACCATCGTTACAAGGTGCGGGTCACCGAGAATAGCAGCAGGGTCAGTTTCGCGGATGAGTTCACCCACACGACCTTTCAGCCTCTCCACCTCATCGGGGTCGGTCACTCGGCACAACACCGCATCCAAGTACCGTAACCGTTGCAGTGACCCTT